GTAAAAGATTAAAGATCAAAATATCAAGCCAATCTTATAACATGGTTAATGGTCTTGAAAAATATTTTGAAGGTACGCTTGAACAAAAAATAAATCAGATTGGTGACAAAATTGTAGATGAATATAATGCTAATTCCACTGTTGAAGAAGTAGTGAAGGGAATGGGTTGGTATAAAGATCTGCACACAAGAATGAGAAATATTTTTGGAGGTAGAACTAATTTCTTCGGAAGACTTATTGGGGCAACTTCAGCACAAACAGACGTTAGAAATAATTACAAATATGCTGTAATGGCATTGAAAGGTTATTCAAACGGTGCTTACGATTCTTATATAGAAGAATATAAAGAATTTATAGATAGAGTTGAGCAGTATCAAAACGAAGAAGAACTTAACCAATTTTTTAATGAGTATAAAGGAAGGGCTATTAATGCTGCAAAGAATTTAGGTCAAAGCACAAAAATATTTGATGTAAGTCCAGACCCGAAAGACATCGATGAAACAAAAAGAAAGTTGCTGAATCTATGGCCAAAGGCTAATGTATTGTATAGAACAGACAACCCTACTTTAAGGTATGGTATAAATAGTCCGGCTACCGCTAAAGTTTTGGCGGGTATCTGGTTAAATCAAACTCAACAAACTAAAACAAATAATTTTTATAAAAACGTAGTTGGTATAACAACAAACCCAACTATTGATTTATGGGCTGCCCGAACAATCAGAAGAATGATTTATGATGGGAATATTGATAGATACAGAATCCCAGAACGTGCAGAAGCCGGTGTTAACGAAAAGGCTTTGGTCAATTCAGGTAACATATCTGACTATAGACTTGCCGAAGAGGTTATAATTAATGCCTCAGAAAAACTAGGAATGGATCCCGATGATCTTCAGGCATACTTATGGTTTGCTGAAAAGGATCTATGGCTGAAAAATGGTTGGGCAACTGGGGCCGCAGCAAAGAAAGGAGACTTTAGGGATGAGTCATCTAAAGAGGAAATAACAAGATACTATTTAGGTTTAAGCACAGAAAGACCAAGTTACAAGAACCCTGTTTTGGACAATCAAGACAAACTGGAAATGCTTAAAGAAGAGGGGGTTAGTATTGAAAAAGATTTAAGAGGTCAAGATTTAATTTCTTTAAAAGTAAATACAACCAAATCACAATATTTAAACGATCCTGAAAGAGCATTTGATGCTGAGATGATTGTGGAGTCGAGCCAAGATATGACTCCTGTATTAAAGAGAGTGATTGAATCTGCAAAAAAATATGAGCAGGAATCTGTTTTCATGTCAGAGGTTTTACCTATTGACGAAAGAATGGATCCTGAAACTATGGAGAGAGAGTTAACTAAAAGACCAAATGCAAGACCCGCAGTTGAATTACAGTTTGTAAATCCTTTAAGTTTTGATGAGGCAACTAAGTTTGCACAAGACAATATAGAAAAAGAGGGTGTCCAAATTGGTCCTGTGAAAACTGCCATATCTGGTTACACTATAATAACTAATGAGTCAGGCGATAAGGCTATAGGTATTAAATATCAATTTGTTCCAGAGTTCGTTTTTGAAAATGAAGAGGATATAACAGATGATAATATAAGGCAAGCGTCCATAGATTGGGTTAACAACGCAGCAGAAACTCAAATAAATTTAGAGAATAACGAAAATGTTTTATACTTTTACAAACATTATGTAGATACTTTCGTTGCTCACAACAATCAGTACAATGAAATTCTAAATAAAATAAAAAATGGATCAGAAGACATATATAAAGGAACTAGCAAAACACGCACAAAGCAATACTACCAATCCAAAGGTAGATCAAGTATCGAATCAGAAACAAGTTCAGGTATCGATGCACAAAGAAACCAAGATGGAGGAGATAGACCCCGCTTCTCTGGAACTGTTCCGTCAGATGATGGCGGATCGATATCACAAACTGAACATCGAAGATTAGACACTCAAAAACTTCCGAGTGCATTATCAGGTTTACTAGGAAAACTTAAGGACAAAGGATTTACTTCTGCTGAATTAATTTACGGTATCAAATCCTATTCATTAAAAGTCAACGGTAAAGAACTTACCACAGAACAGGCACGAGTTGTATTAAGTAAATACATGAGTGACAATGGATTCAGACAAAGAGGTTTTGAAACTGGATCAGTTGAGAAAGCCAAAGACCAAGACGTAGGAAAAGAAGAGGTATACGATTGGGTGAACAACAACCCTAACTACTACAAGACTATGGATATGAAAGAAACCATGGATCTTGTATTAGAGGATGTAAATTCAAGAGGTGGTTTTGAAAATGTAGATGTCTTAAAAGATTTACTTAAGACAGACACAACAGTGAAAGAACTAGCAAGAGTTCAACTAGCACGTCAAGCAGCGTTACATCATTACGGTTTAAAGGTTAGCAAACTTAGATCAGAAGGTGCATCAACAGCAGAGATAGATTCTGTTATTGAAACCATGGGCCAGATAGAGCGTGCATTGGCAGGGGATGGTACATATTCCGGACAAGCGTCTGCCGCACTTAGATCTTGGACCGCTCAAACTGCAACCACTTTAATTGACAGGACTGAACTGGCAATGGAAAAATTCAATGAAGACATGGACAACAAAACTAAGTTTGGCCATTTCATTCATAGGTTATTCGGGGGTAAACAAAAATTAGAAAGCACTACGCTATCTGCCGAACAGAAAAGTAAGATAGAAGAACTGCACAGTATATTGAGAGAGGCTCCAGAAAACAGCGAGTTAGCAAATGCCGCTATGAGGTCGACATATAAGTACATGGATTCATTAGTTCCCTCTTATACATTGAAAGATACATTCTTCGGGTTGCAATATGCAGCACTTCTTTCAGGTGTTTCCACTCAAATACTTAACATAACTTCAGGATCTGCAAACATTATATTGCAACCACTGATGGAGATGTCGAGAGTAGATAGAATATTCACAGGAGGATATCTTGATTTCATCAGAAGCATAGGGGTTGGCACAACTAAAAGAGGTTTCGAGCAAGGCCGAAACATGGCAATGGATATTCTTAAAAATGGATCCAGAGTTGACAAGTATCAAAACTCAGAAGCAAATCCGGAGGCGGGAAGTTATAATGTTCTAGAGACAACAGAATTTAAAGGAGGTAAAAAGAACCCATACAACTATTATAAATTTGTAGGTAGAGTATTGAACGCTACAGATAGATTTATAAGTAAGGTTGGTTATGAAGGAAGGTACTTTAATTACCTTCTTGATCAGTTAAGAAAAGATGGTGTACCAAAAAGTGAATTAAGAAAGAGAGCATCTGATTTATACTTAGCGACAGAAGTAAGTAGGCATGCCAAAAAAGAGATGGAGTCATTGATGGGTAGACTGCGAGAGGCGGATCCCAACACAGACTTTAGTAATATTGAAAAAGTCCGAATGAGAGAACTCATGCACGAAGCACTTGTTGCAAGGTATAGTGAGGATTTTATTGGTAAGCCTGATGCCGAACTAGAGACCATGAAAGAGAAAGAAAACTTTGACGGGTCTATAGAAGAGTATAAGGAATATCTAAAAGCAATGAAGGAGGCTGAAATCAAAGGGCTTTCTATTGATGCTACCCTTGCTAGTAATGCTCAAGTGTTTATAGACAATAGACCTGGAAGTCTTGCACAACCAGTTGCATGGATGGCTAACTACATCCGCACATTATCAAACAATCCAAAAGCAGGCTTTGGTAGGCAACTTGTTTTAAAATCGTTTGTTCCTTTTACAAGCATCATCGGCTCAATCGGAGAGTATATGATAGATGTAGCACCAGGTATAGGTGTGGCAAGAGGTTATAAAGCAGAAGATGGATTGGGAGAAAAAGGATCTAGATTGAGAGACGAACAAATGTCAAGAGCGTATTTTGGCACAACGTCATTTATGGGTCTAGCCGCTTTAGCAGCAATGTCATATGAAGATGACGATGATGATCCGTTCTTTGAAGTTAGTGGTGGAGGTTACAATAACTCAAACCAATACACAAGAAACGACATGAAGAACGCTCCACTACCTCCATATACAATTAAGGTTGGTAATAAGACGATGGACTACAGAAACATTATTCCTTTATCAATACCCCTTGCTATCATAGGAAACTATATGGAGACACATAAAATGACCGGTGGAAAAGGTGAGGTCTTTGATGATATGATGGAAAGAACACTTATTGCTTATGCAAACTCTGTTAACCTTATTATGGATTCATCGGTACTTACTTCCGTAAGAGAGTTGAGTGAGGCGGTGTTTGGACAGGTAACTGGTCGTGGATCGCAATTTGATCCTAACACAGTAGATGATTCTAGTGTTACAAAAACATTGGACAGAATTTCAAAGACAGCCATAAGATCTGTTGGAGGTACCCTATTAAGGCCAATGCCACAAAATCTAAATTTGTTTAGACAGGTAACAAAGATCTTTGATGCTACATCATATAGTGCGGGCGATGTAAAGAACGCATTGTTATATGCCGCAGGTCTAAGTCAGATTGCAGGACAACCTAGGATAGATGCTTTTGGTGAAAAGACTAAGAGTTACCCTGGAGAAACTGTGATACCATACACTCACTGGCTCAATGTTAGAGGTGATGACAGAAGGTGGCAGTTTATTGACAAGCACAATGCTTACCCAGGTAAAATCCAAAACAGACCTATGAGGGTTGGTAATGAAATGAGAACCCTTACTGATGATGAACTTTATCAGCATCAAATAACAACGGGTCAAGAGTTTAGTAGAATGTTGACTAATTATATTAAAGGACAAGGGCAATTGGAAGACAGAATATTAACCACATCTGGAAGATCACAAAGCATGCATAAGATGAATATCCAAAAAATGTGGAGAGCGGCACAAGCAAAATCAAAACTTAAGAATGTAAACACCTGGAGAAACAACGATTAACATGAGGAAGATAGATAAAATAATTGTACACTGTACTGCCACACCAGAGGGTAGACCAGTGTCTGTAGAGGAGATTGATTCATGGCATAAGCAAAGAGGTTGGTCACAGATTGGATATCATTATGTAGTTCAACTTGACGGCACAATAAATCCAGGAAGAGATGTCTCAATTTCGGGTGCCCATTGCAAGGGACATAACAAAACTAGCATCGGTATCACATATGTTGGAGGGTGTGACTTAGATATGGAACCTAAAGATACGAGAACGGATGCACAAATTGACAGCCTAAACTACTTGGTTGGTTATCTTTGTGCTAGTCATCCGGGTGCTGAGGTTTATGGTCATAGAGACTTCTCAACTAAGGCCTGCCCAAGTTACGATGCTAAGTTAGAATACAAACCAATACAAGATAAATATGTTTGATACATCGATTACGCTTATAGCAGACGGTGCTTTATTTGGATTAACTTATTATCCAAAAGAAGATCGTGCTCCAGAGTTTGAAGAAGAAGATTGGAATGAACTAAATATTTATCTTTTAGTTGTCAGAATAACATTTAGATGGTGGTAAACAATGAGCGAACTGTCAGAAAAATCAGAGGTAAAACTAGATATTAAAACGCTAGTAGGTATTGTTATTGGTATTATAACTATAGCGGGCATCTGGTTTGATTTAACTGCAAAGATTTCTGAAATTGAAAGTTCTCTTGTGAGGTTAGAGTACAACCAGACACTCAATGATGAGTTCAGAATCAAGTGGCCACGAGGTGAGATGGGTGCACTGCCCGATGATGCGAAGCAGGATTTAAGGATTGAGTACCTACAAAAAGATATAGAAAAATTGCAAGAATTGATTAAAGAATTACAGGATGAGTAAACCTAAAAAAAAATTTAAAGAAACTAAGGTGGGGTCTTTCCTTAGTAAAGTGGCACCTAGCCTTTTAGGTACGATGGGTGACATACTACCTGATGCGGGAGTTCTCGGTATCGTAAAGAACCTAATTGAAAAAGAAGATCCAAAAGTATTAGCCCCTCAAGATAAAGAAACAGCACTTAAGTTGTTAGAGCAGGATGCAATAGAGATGCAAGAGATCACAAAGCGTTGGACCGCAGACATGAGTTCAAAGTCTTGGCTTGCTCAAAACGTAAGGCCGTTAACGCTTGTATTTTTCTCCGTTTCATACGTTGCGGGGTGGTATATGGACTATTCTTTAGATTCTATATCTGGAGTTTTATCTCTAATTGTTGGAGCATACTTCGGATCCAGAGGGGTTGAGAAAGTGATGGGCAATAATAGACATAAGTAATGGCAAGATTAATAGCATCGGCTTATATCGAGAAGCCTAAAAAAAAGAGACCTGGTGTTCACGCAAAAACAAAAACATCCAAGTCTCCTGGTAGTAAGAACTACCGTAAATCTTATCGGGGGCAAGGAAGAAATTAAATCCACTTATATTCCCCAAGATTTATTGGTAAACCACTTAACAGTTTCACTTGGTTTAGCACCCTCGATCTCTTCTTGATCTCTAAGAGCAACCAAAAGAAGAATAAGATAACCAACAAGATCTTTGACGGTATCTTCAGTCTTGTCATATATACCCTTTTGTTCTATCCTTGATATCTTATCATCGATTCTAGCACATAAAGATTCTACAGCGTTACCATCACTGAATATCTTAACAGGGTTTGTTGCGGAATCCCCGTATGCTTCGTTCTTTGAAATAAGAAGGCCGATGATTTCGGCACCGACCCTCTCAATTTTCTCTCTCGTATTCATTAAAATGCAAGATCGTTTACAGCGTTTTCAACTTTTTGAGCATGGTTGTTATTGCTGTTGGGAATATTACCATCCGCATAGGTAATCTTCCAGGCATTAGCATTTGCTGTTCTAAGTTCGCCATTACGATCTGTGTAACTTCTTAGGTTAACAGACACCTTCACTTCGTCACCGACATTATAAGCATTGAATAGGTTTGCTTTAGCACCAATGGCTTCAACAGGATAGTCCACAGGATACTGTGAGTCACCACCTAGTTCAACTGTTAATACTCTTTTTTCAATATCTCCTTTTTGAGTTTGAATGGTTTGTGCATCAGAGATTTTTTTGATGCGACCTTGTAATTCTACTGAATTTGACATAATTATAATTTAAAGTGTTATATATATTCAGAGGTATCACAACCTCTCGCCTCGAGATATTCGAGGACTTCACAGACTACATGATTCACATAGTCTATTTTCTTTATAAGAGTTTCATCCAACTCTTTTAATTTCTTTTTATCCTTTTCTGTATTAGTAACAGAAACTATTTCAACATGAGCCTTGTTATGGTCAATTAAAAGTTTGTCTATTTCTGGTATTTTTATTTTGTATTGTACAGGCATTTCATCTTGCATATTAAGGTGTATTTATTATCTTATTTGATATTAACATTTCAATTAACTCTAGCAGGTCTTCTTTATATAACACACAATACTCCCTGCCCCTGGGTACTTTGTGAAAAACAATAGGCACATCAGTTGCTCTGATCTGCATCTCTTCTAATACCTTTCTGTAGTTGGGATTTCGGGAGTAGCATTTTGCCTGGACAGCAAAGTCTCCGGTATACATAAGATCAATCCCTTGATCATCCAACATCTTAGATCCGTATCTTGAAGTAACACAGTTTGTGAAACCTAAATTCTTAAAATCCTTTACTAAATCACGCTCATAGTCGTGACCCTTTCTTCTATTTTTATTTCCCATGTCTTTTGTTTTCCTGATAATATTTATGGTTGTAACTAGATACGTGTTCTTTATTATTGTTTCTCCAGTTATGATTAGTCTCTAAATATTTTTCTCGATTGGACTCCACATACTTCCTTCTGTTTAATACTCCAAGAGATATCCCTTCAATTCCAGAAGGTTTGCTGTAATATTTTTTTCGATACTCCTTTTCTTTTTCAGGGTTCTCCAATTTTCTCAATCTTGATCTCTCTTTTATCTTTTCCTTATTTTTAAGATAATGTCTTCGGCTTGCTGCCTTTTGATCTTCTTTATTTTTGTACGCCATATAAATTAAAATCTTTGTAGACATAAACATATTTGTACTTTACAAATGTTTTTATATCCTCATATTCTGCTAGTTTACTAAACCCTTTATGCAATAGATAGTAACAGTTACCCTCTGCCATCGGCCTAATGAAGTAGTCCTCTCTCTCAGGGACTACCTCATCTAACATAGCCGGTCTTAATAAATCTCCTGCTTCAAACTTTTTCTGTTTGCCAACGTGTCCTCCCCACCTGTTCTGTGTCCACTCAACTTTAAAAAGTTGTTGTTCATTGTCCTTTGAACCTTGGGAACTGACTATTGATTTCCTGCGTCTCGCCATTTTCGTATTCTGAATAACATGTTGTATCTAAATCATACTTGAACTCCTGCATACCGGTCTTACCCGTGAACCTCCATCGAACCTTCCAAACATGCACCTCGACAAGTTCTTTCTCGAAGTCCCGGTAAACAGTAATTCCATTATCTACTTTATTAAAAAAGTGGGAAGAGCCGCTTACGCTATAACCTGAAGCGACTTCCACTTTCCCGTTTTCTTTTTTCAACTTCTGTGGGTGAGCAACTAGCATAACACCACAGTCATAAGCCTCCTTGAAGATCTTAATCTTTGACAGTTGAAGTCCAGTGTATTGATGTTCGTTCATTCCTCTCTCAATCTTATGCTCTACAAAAGCCCAGTTATCAATGATCAAACAATTAATACCCATTTTCTTTACTAACTCTTTTCCTTTGTTAAGTATGCCCTCCACGGTGAGATCGTTGTCCTTTAGGTTTATGAAAAAGAAATGTTTATTTATAAAATCAATAGCGGGGTCAAGTTCTTCTGGCTGAAGGTTTGTTACAGAACCCTTCCCAAACTTCTTACCTGCATACTTTTCTATTAGTTCTGCCACATGTACCTTGATGGGTTGTTTCTCTGCTGAAAACACTCCAAACTTCCAACCCTTCTTTGCTAACTCAACAGCAACCTGATCAACGAAACTAGACTTACCGTGACCAGGAACACCTGTTACTAGAGTAAATTCTGATGGCCTCCAGGACATTAAACGATCAAAGTTGTTGTACCCTATCGTATCGCCTTGAGGCATACCATAATTATAGAGATCGTGAATTTCTTTTCGAGAATCCGATGCTTTACTCACGCCTTCTAATGGGTAAGGTTTTGCTGAATCAATACATTTGACCAACTCTTCAGACCCATGCTTGAGTAAAACATCATTAGCATCTTTACAATCATCAGGAAAAGTCACTAACCAAATCCTATCCTTGCCAATTCTTCTCGATAATTCGTCTCTAAGTTTTATACCTGGACCATCGTTGTCAAGTGCTAAATATATTTTATCCTTGTTTTCAAACTCATCAATGCTATTGTCAAGGTATGTGAGGTTTTGATTTCCAGTTGACGCTCCATTTGGGACCGAACAGGAAAACATTAACCTGTCTTGTTGAAGACCCGCCTCATAAAAAGCCATAGCATCAAACTCTCCCTCCGTTATTATACACCAAGATGCATCTTTGATTAGGTCCAGACCATACATAATCATTTCAGATCCCTTGTTTAGTTTAAAGTTCTTCTCTGAATCTCTAAACTTGATGTTTATCTTTCTGCCTTTTCTTATGTAATTGAATTGAATAACTGGTCTGTCTTTCTGGACCTGTGGCATATACTCAACGCCTTCTGTTACGCCAAAATATTCTATAGTAGAATCCTTGATGCCCCTGTCATGAAAGAATTTTAAAATCTTTGGTGATAATGGAGACGCCTTTACTGTTGGTAGTTCGTAATCAGATTTATATTCAGCAACAGATCCGTTGTCTCCACAGTGGTGGCAATAATATGTCCCAGACTCCACCCATACTCTCAAACATTTTTCATGTTTGTTTCTTTTTCTGGAGTGTGAGCACTTTGGGCATGTTGTTTTTTGAGGTTCTGTCCCAGTGTTATGCTTGACGTTAATGCCAAGATCCTGTAATTTAGTTAAGTTATCTGTCATATTATCGCTATATTCTTTCTGTTGGGGGCGACCTTACTCATAGTCTCCCACTCTTTATATTGTATTAGGTATTTTTCTATAAACTTATTTCCAAAGATCACTTCAGGAGTTACAGAGGACTGATACTTAGCACTCCAGTTCTCCTTGCACCAGACAAAAACATCGACCATCATTGCTCCCGTCACTGGCTTGCCGTCAAACTTCTTTGATAGTATGCTTTTGAATCTCTTCTCGTAGGTTCTTGGGTTATATTTATTATTGAATCTCTCATTGATATACTCAATCACATCCTTACAAACAGTTTGATACTCAAGAGATATAACCTCGTCACTGTCTGACACGGCTAACCGGAACCAGAGGGGGGTAGTCTTATACTTCGGATGAGACTTAGTGCCGATGTTTTCAATGAGACCCTTGTCGCTTAATTCAGTAACATACCTACTAAGACTACGGCTTGAGGTGTTAAGTTCTTCCGCTAGGTCAGTTAATATTTTATCACAGTATCCACCGCTACTGGTGTACTTGTATATAAGATCACACAACATATATGCGACAGGAGATAGGTCGTGCTTTCTCAAAACATCATACAATATGGTGGTGGACCTTATCATATTAAAAATATTTTATGAAAGTGCAATCCTTCTCTCTTTTTGTTTTGGTGAGACTCTACCCTACAGTTCAGGGTGACTATATCCTTCACCTTATATTCATCAACTTTTTCCATCTTGTCATCCCAAGCATTGACGGCTATATAAGAGTTCTCCAAGGTCTTTAACCAAATTGTTTTAAAGAAGTGTTGCTCTTTGCCTGAAATTTCTTTTGCCTCAGATATATATTGTACTTGCCCAATAATTTCTAATTTCATTTTATTTTATCTTTAATGATCTCATCAAGAGATACTGTTTTACTATAGTTTATTCTAATGTGATTAAGAATTAAATTTGTTTTCACAAAAAACCCTTTAGTGGTAGTGCTCGGATCTTTGGTTGTGAAGTAATCTCCCAAGATGTTAATGAACTTTTCTTCTAAAAATTCAACATGCTCTTCAGTTTCAGATAATTCTTCTGCTAATTCTGTTGTTGAAAAATTATACATCTTTCCAACTCCAATAAATATGCACGCCCCAAAATATGAGTTACCTTCAATCACCGGATTAACCTCTAGTGTGTGAGGGTTTTTAACCGCTAGGTTTTTAAGTATACCTTTTTTAATGTCTGTTAATTTCATATTAAAAATTTACTTCTGCTTTTTCTTTAAATCTTACATTAAATGTCTTGCCCCATACTATCTTGCCAGAGTCTCCAAAGTCAACTTCTTGTGCCCCTCTGTGTAACATAATCTGTTTCAATTGTTGCATGTGAAGTTGTTTAGTTTCTTTAGCCAACTTCTCCTCTTGTCTGGCCTGAACATACTCTCTTGTGAGGTTTTTTAATTCATCATCAGAATCAATGCTTACCCTGTCGACCATGGCCTTGTGTTTTTCAGACAAGAATTGATCAAGATCAACCTTATATTCGTCCTCAATGTCTGGCTCCAGGTGTGATATCATTCTGTATGCTTCCGTAGGATTGGTAGGCCTTCCTTCCTCAATAATCTTTCTCGCATCCTGTACGCTGTTGTAGAAATTAAAAGCCTCCTCTACTATTGTTGCCTGAATATTTGGGTTTGCTTCAACAGTAAAGACATCCATGTGTCTACCATCTTTTAAGAAGGCAAACTGACCATAGTTATAGCCCAGGACTAACATATATAGTTGTATTTGGGCAATGTAGTATGGAGGGATACCACCTTCCCACTTGTCGGCATTGTATCCTGAAATCGTCTTAATTTCAAGTATGCCCTTTCCCTCTTCTGTGTCGTGACTCGTTATCTGTCTATCAATATTAGCAAACAAGAAGGGGTACTCCGGGTTAATAAATATGGAGTTTCTTCTAATTGATTTTCTAAGTTTTGTTTTGCTTTGGTAGTTATTGATCATTTCCACAGGGTCTCCTGTCCAGTACTGCCACAGATCAGCAACGTAATCTTCAAGCAATCTACCGTGAAACATAACTTCATTGTCAATGTTTTTCATATTGGCAGTCCCAACTGATTGATTCCATCTAGTAATTTTAGATGTCCAGGGGTTTAATCCTAGCAATGTTGAAGCGTCAGATCCGCCAACCATTCCTTTAAATACTAATGACTTTCTAAGTTCAACCCACTCTTCATAGGGTAGGTTTGCTGTTGGTATTCTTTTTAATTTCATATTTTATATGTCTTTTTTAGTGCAGTCCTTATTAGTTCGGACACATTCATGTGTTGATTAACACACTCATTGTGCATGTTTTCGACCTCTCCTTGAGTAAGTCTGAACGTGATTCTGTTTGATTTTTTTTCTGTGTTTACCCCTCTATCCATCTCGAATAATTTAAAAAAAGGAGGGTGGTATTAAGTGGCTAGGGACAACCCGCCACCAACACTATTCCTTGTTGTTGGTTTAACCCTCCTTTAAGTTTTACTTACTGGCTTGCTTTACTGCTTTTTTGGATTTTTCTGCGTTGATTAAGGACTTAAGATTTTTTAACTGTTCGCTAGTTAAAGTGCCCTTGTTAGCAGGTATCCTTTGTTCTACAACAGTGTAGTCTACAGGTATGTGATTGACCATGCTTTCGTATACGGTCATGCTATCCTGTGCTTTAACTTGTTGTAATTCTTTCGCCTCGTCCTCGTCCATGATAGTTTCCTCCCCACTATCTACGATCCCTAAAATAAACAATGCTCTATTTAAGGCACCAGATTGACATTTTTGAAATGAAAATGGCTCACTTGTTTTTTTATGAGCGACACCATCAGCCACAGGATTTCTATCAGGATCATAAACGACCCCTCTCATAACGATAATACTATCGTTCATATCTATAATCTCTGTGTTTAAAGAATATCCTTCAACTCTGAAGAAGTCGTTGAAGTAATTAAGTCTTTCAACCCATGGCACAATTTCTATGCCTCTACCGATTGAAGTCTTCTTGAGTTTTCGTTTTAGTTTTCCCATAATTTATCTGTTTAGTTAAATTGATTAAATAAAAATTTACTATATAATACTTCCTTGCGTGAAACAAGATTGACTCCCAATCAAATATCCAACCCTTAATTCTTCGCTCCATACATATTTTTTCGTGGTGTCTGAGCATAAAAAGTTTGAAATCCCTAAGAGGAAACCTCTTACGATCATGAATAATCTCGCTATTATCGTAGTCAAATCTGACCATTTTGTAAGTGATATTTTCATGTCGTGGTTATTTGCCTCGAAGTTAAAAAGAATATTAACATATGAACGATTGTAGTGTTAAAATGTGTTAACTATTTATTAACAATTTATTATTTGCCTCCTGCTTTCTCAAGGAATCTATGTCGCTATGTTTTACATATCTATAAAATGCTTCAGATCCATTCGCATGGCCTGATATCCTTCTCACCTCCATCTCACTTAAACCTTTAGATAAATGGTAGGTAATCCCACTGCTTCTAAGTTTGTGTGGTGTGATTAGGTCGTATAAAAAATGTTCCGATGCTTGAGGGTTCCCCTCATGATCATAATTGTAAACGGTTTTGATTTGCATAAACTCTGGATAGAATTTAAGCAGTCTCTTCAATGCTCTTCTAAAAGATTTCATTGACCAAACATAAGTGCCATGTTTTGCTATGTAATTATTTACATCGTCTGGCAAATAGAATCTTGATAGAGATCCCATTCCCTTTTTTGTAATGATCGTTACAATATTACCATCACTTGTTGCCTTAAAGTTTCCAAGATCTGATATTCTCATACAAGAATAAAGCATAAGTCTAGTGTAATACCAGACGTGCTCTAGTTCTTTTCCGGGACATGTATTGTGTATAAGATCAACCTGATCTGGGGACAAAGCAATTACCTCTGTCTGTACCTCTCTCATTGACTGCAACTTAGGAAACAGATACCCATAGTATGATTCCGCTTTTTTAAGTGTAGCCCTTATGTTTTTAAGGTCTGACTTCCTTGTGTTCGGATGCTTGCATTCATCCATAAGGATATTCAAATATCCATTGACATTGTTTTGTAATTTTCGGGTGACGATCAACCGCTCCCTTCTATTGGCAACACCGTTTAGATCTAACTCTTCGATATTAAAATCATATGAGTGGTTTCTAAAAGATGTAAGTAATTTTCTATATGCCGATATAGTTAATTTAGAGAATCTCTTTCCGTAATTCATTATCTCCCCGTTCTCCATTAGTTCGATAATGTTTTCTAAAAGTAATGTGAATTTATAATCCTTCATAGAAGTATATTTATTTAGTTAAACAAAATCCGATAGTTAATAAGTAAAATTAGTTGTGATTGTAGTTGATTTCAGAATGTGCCCGTACTGACTGTACAGGCCGTTCTGTCGTAGTCCCTAGGGGACTTGAACAATCGTTCAATCGTTAATAACTTTATCTATCCTTTCGGACAGGCCTCCATAGTACTCTATGATCCTGCACGACTCCTCGAATCGTAGTGGTGATAAGCCTGTTTTCTTTTGATTTAACGTGCTCTTTTTAGACTTCGAGCCGTATATATATTCACATACCTGTGTAGTTGGTATGTCCTCTAATTGAAGCAACTTATGTGCTTTTTCTTTGAGAGATATGTGAGAGGAGAGTCCTCTTCTTTTAGTTTTCATTCTAGTTATCATTAGTTATTATCATTAAAAATAGTATTATTTTGTCTTATTTACAAGTATCTTCTTTAAAGTTCTGTTTAACCGGTAAGAACAGTTGCGATCATTCATAACACCCCTTAAAACAGAATTTTCTATTTCCAAAAAGTTTTCACGGATTAAGTCCCATGAGTTCATCTCAATGTTGCTAAGTAGTTCGTCATATTTTTTAGTCATATCGTTCAAAAGTCCCTTTAATTCAACAACATCTATAATATTAACATCACCTAATTTACCCTTACCTAGATCCGTGTCTGTTATAATCTTCAGACAAGTTGAGTAGTTTCTCCTAAATTCTTTGTCTGCTTCAGCGAGCGAAATGGCTTGCTTACAGGCATACATTATTGTGGCGTGATCTCTTTTCAACACCTTTCCAATTCTATTGTAGGGTGCACCTAAAAAATCTCTAGTTAACTTACACAGTATAAAGCGAGCGTCTACATTATCACGAGTCCTGTCCCCGGAAAAAGGATTTGCTCCAGTTACTCTGTTGACGACATCGCCTATAAATTTCATATCTTCTTTTAGTCTACTCATTGTTGTTTATTTTTTAAGCATAAATTCCCTGTCACATATATGTAACTAAAAAATTATATGTGGTTGATTTTAAACTGTTTGCAATACGCTTCTGCCTATCTCTCTTGATAAATTCCAGGAATCCGCCCAATATTTTTTTGATCTTTGCACTGACCCGTAACCGTTGGCCTTTACCTGATACCTTGATGGTACTGTGACAAAAATGTTTATTTTGATTGAGTGATAAGGCAAGTAACACGCCCCAGATTTAAGGGCTTCCTTACATGATTTAGTGACGTTTCCGCCAATCTTCCACGCCTCTCCTGAATTGATAAGACTCTGCTGAATGTCGTATCCAAATTGCTTTTGCAACTCTTGAATTTTACGCTCGTTCATAATTATAGTTTTTTTTTGTAGTTATAATTAACGTCTGACATTGCTAAAATAACATTTTAGTCTGACATATCAAAAAATTTAACATCCGGATTTGAATTATCGTTCAACTCATTTGAATGAAAAATTATTTGTCTACCTCTGATGTTGTGAAAAATCTCTAGTATAAATTCCTCTCCCGCACCAGGATAAAGTCCCTTTAGGTTTGATATCAATTTGATATCCTTTTTATTTAAACTCATTGTTGGCTTCTTTTTAGATAATTTTTTGCTCTTCTTTCGTTCTCAAAATATATTTGATTTGAATTTTGTCTGTAAAGTTCTTCGCTAACGTCATCCCATATTGAATACACTACCTCTCCGTCTTCAATAATCCAGTAGTCATCTCCCTCTTTAAATGGAAAAACTATTCCCGCTCGCTCGTCTTTTATCCGCTTTACTCTTCCCATATATTTTTTAGTTTCGCTTATAAGTACCTGTACCTCCAGTAGTTGTTCACTGATATCCTTTAGGTATTTTATTGATTGGTCAGGAGAATAATTATACTTCTTCGAGATCGTGTCGAGAATGTTCTTTTTAAGAAACTTTCCCATTTTTAAATTAGTAATTCCCATAAAACTCATATTGTTTGTTTTTTAAGTTAGTGATCTTTTTAGTTCATCCCTTAACATTCCGTATTCAACCTCTAGCCACTCAACAAATTGCTTTTCTTCTCTTTTCGGTATTGCTATGGTTACCGATGATGAAAACACGTTAGTAGTTGGGCTTGAGATCACCGATACACGGACAGGACAATGGACGTGTCCATTCATAATTTCTTCTACAAGATCATTCAAGTCATGCTTCCACGGGACATCACTCCAGTAGTCCGTACCCCATCCCGACTCTATCTCCTTCCAACCATTGGACAGATCTATTTCATAGTATCCTCTCCATGCATTTGAAGATTTCCAAACCACATCATCTATTGACAAATGCTCATGATCATCCTCTCCCCAGATTTCTTCATGGTAATCGTTGAATGCCATACCTAGTCCAGGAACAAAAAAGAATTTCTTACTTTCCTCGTCTTGGGGTGACCAAGTTAGTATCTGTGTTGCACTCTCCCACATAGAATGGTAGCAGTGTTCACATATTTGGTTACCATCCTTATCAAAGGAGTGCCAATCATCTTGGTCATAAGTCTCCTCGCACGAAGTACATTTAAATTTATCCATTTTGTTTTAGTTTAAATTATTATTTACAAAGACGGAGGGCTGAAAATCATGCTCGTTCAAAACATATCCCTCCGTTTCGCCTGAATCTCACAGGCTCATCAGTTTGCTTATTTTTTAAAAAAGTATTTATCTTCCTTATCTATTACTTCGACTCCAATGATCTTTGATGTGCCATGATCTTTGTTTGCCTTATTCAAATAGTTGTTGAGGTGTCTATCGTCATTAAAGTCTCTCACATAAGAGCGATAGTTTCCTGACCAGTTTTTAATATCTATTCTAACCTTCATCGTTAACTTTATTTAAGTTTTAATTATATCTGTTATTAATTCACACACCACATAGTAAGATGCTTTTATGCTTTGAGCATCAAACTCTTGATAAAGAATGTCATTACCTTTTACTATTAGTGACTGCCAATCTTTATCTATTGGTTGATAGTTTTTCTCGAAAGTATATCCAAGACTTTCTATCTTCTCAACTACTGGCATAAGCCAATCCCAAGATTTGTGAAATTGCATTGGTGCAATCGTACCATCATTGTATTTAGGTGAGTAGCATTTGTTATGATTTACCTCGTACCCCATAAATTCTGCTATAAGTCTATTACTCCTACCTTCCATATTAATTGTTTTAGTTTTCATATTAGTATGCACTTACAGGTTTTAATTGATTTTGTTCAAACGTCTCCCATTCCCATTCGTCATCGTGAACAGTTAGACTGTGGAAATACTTCTGTAGGTTTTCAGCAATGTATTCAAGTTCATCACTTTCTCTCCAATCTTTAATGGTGCAGTCACCATCTATTCTGCCGAGCATTCCTCCACCCAAATAGTTTTGGTATGCCGTCATCTTTTCTCCAAAATACCCAAAGTTGTCAAGGGCAATCTCTATTCCTCCACCTCGGTAGGAAATCTCTTGTCTGATGATATTAAATTTCATTTTGTTTTAGTTTAAATTATTTAACCTGACTCGATCCGGAGACCGAGTTTCGCCTGAATCTCACAGGCTCATCAGAGGTTTTATTTTTCTACAAAGTCAAACTTCTGGCGGAGGTTACCCTCGTGGATTGCAGTAGGAAATAGTTCTTGCATAAGTTCTAATTCTTCACCATACAGGAATCTGTCTCCATCTTTTTTCAATCTCTCCTCCATTTCCTTCCCGATCCAAGAGTCTTGTAGAAGTACTCTGTAAACATCTTTGCTTATGTCTTTCCAACCCCTCTCTTTATCCCAAAGAGTATCGTCTGCGTAGTCACCATCTATTGTGATATTATCACCCGACCATCGTCCGATGATCTCAGACTCCGAAGGATGGTCTCCACCTCCACGACCATTGCCGTTTGCTAGAAGTAAAGAGAGACCTTGTAGCATGCCTCTACCATCAGATGTAAATTCCATTAACTTCATACCATTCCCAAACGTGTGTGGGCTTAGGTATTCCTTTTTAGTTTTGTTGAACACTTTATAGTATTGTCCCATGACTTTAGTTTTAATTATTATTTAACCTGACTCGGTCTGTATCTATTGACCGAGTTTCGTCCCATCACA